AGGACGTGTAGCCGGTATTTTCAAAAGTAGAAGGGCCGGTGCCAGCCAAAACATATAGTGTATCGCCGGGAGAAACAAACGAGGTATTAGATATCAAGAGAGTTATTCGTTTTACCCAAGAAGGAATTCCTGTGAAATCAACTGTGGTTCCGCTCGTTACTGTTTGAGCAGTAGATGCTGTAAAAGGCTGAGCTATTTTTGCAGGAGTAACATTAGCGTCCGTTATTTTTATTGTTGTAACTGCATTTGACGCAAGTTCTGTGGTTCCAACGCCGCCAGAAGAAATTGATATGATAGGATTGCTACTAATAGCGCCGCCGCCTGTAAGGCCGTTTCCTGCGGTGACAGTTTTAGAGGCTACCGCGTCAACATAAGTTTTAGTTGCCGCATGAAGCCCCGTCGTCGGCGCGCCTGATAGGGTGAGCAAACCCGTCATTGTGCCGCCGGTTAGTGGCAGCAGTCCAGATTGACCGGCAATTTTCCATTCTGAATTGGTTGAGTCCCATGAAATAATATAAAATGCACCATTAACAATATCGTCGGAAACAAGATCAGTTCCCGTTACACGACGCAATGGTGCAGCGCCAAGACTATCAACATTCATAGTCACAGCGCCGGTATTTGACCGAGTGGCAAAAAAGCCAATCAGAGACGGAACGCGGCTTGTCATGGCCTGCGACAAGGAAAGCGTAAATGTATTTCCTGATCCGCCAAGTGTAGCGTAACCACCCTGATCGCGAACCAAAGCTGCAAGAGCCGCCATCATTGATCGCGCGCTATCATTTACCGTGGACGGAAGCTGTCCTTCAGCCCAATTGATATTGCTATCAGCGGAAGCGTTTGAACCCGCCGTCGTGGACCATTGATAAACGCTCATGTTTATATCTTCCGCATGTTGAATTTGGGACTTGTGCGAACCGTGATCTGCTTGAAGGCCAACCCGCGCGGCCTTGGCGGCGGCGACATAGGCTCAGCAGCAGCCAGGCGCATTCGTGGATTTTCCGGCTGCTCTTGTTCAGCAGGGACCATTTTAGCGAGCAAGAAACGCATAGCGGCCTGATCGTAGACAGTTCTTTCGTCTTGCTCTGTGTCCGGCTGCGACGCGATATCCGCCACCGGCTCAAAGCTGTCTGACGCCAGAACAGGCTCGGAACCGGCGATCTGGCCCATTCCTGTTTGATAATTTGCCAAAAGCCCTCTGCCCTGCCCTTGTGGCTGCGCTTCTATGCCGCCTGCGAGGCTCGTCCATGTGCCGGACAGGGTTTGGGCTACTTCCGGTAACTTCCCGGCCCGTAGAGCCTCTGTGAGATCGCCGCCGGTCTTTTTACGATAGACCTCATTGGCCAACGCCCACGCACCGTAGTCCTGATTGGCGGGTGAGAAGTCTTGCAGTCCGTAACGGCCCGCAATATCGTCCCATGTATCGCCCAGAAACTGGTATTTTCCGGCGGCTGAGCTTGTCTTTCCCTTGTTGGGTCCGCTGGCAATTGGGACGGCAATGTGCGGGTGGTGAGACAGATCGTCTATGTGCCTTCCGCCATAGATAACGTCGTACGCGCCGCCGCTTTCCGGGCCAGCGATAGCGTTAAGCAAGCCTCGCCCTTCAGGCGGAATGTAGCGATTTAGGAGAGCCATTATGGATTTTGACCTTGAGCCTCACCAGTGGAAATTAGAACGCGACAAAGACAAGCCTCGAGAACCGTTCTTCGGTCCCGGACTTTGGTGGTTCATTGGTGTAATGATTTTGATTGTCGTGGTAGCGGCGTTTAAGAGATATATTCTTCACTTACGTTAGCGAGAACCAGCAAACTCGCCTTCCGCCGCCAATAGACCGCGCAAAAGCCGATCCCTATCTTTTTGAACACGAGACTGTCTGAACCTGTCCAAAACCATTTGACGCAGTAAACCACGACCGCCGTCATTCTCGCCGGTTGTTAACAGAATGTCCGCAAGCTCTTTGCGAACGGACGGTGTATTGCCGCCCATAACATTCCCCGCGCCACGTAGAAACTGTCCGCCAGCACCAAGGAAATCGCCTCGTGCAAGCAAGCCAAAGACACGCGGATCAATCTGATTTTCTGCCTGATCTGCCAAATTATCCGCAGTCTGAGAACCGCCAATTGCCTGACGCCGCGTCTCAAACATTGTATTTTCGCGACCAAGACGATTGAAAATCTCATTCTGCTCGCCGGGACGCATTGGCCCCTGATATAGAGACAGTTCAGGCAATTCCTGCCGTGCTTTCATTGAGGTAAATTTACGCGCGGCATTGACCCCTTCTGCGCCACGCTCAATTCCCTCATTTAATCTATCGGCATATCCAACGCGGAAGCCTCTTTGCTCAGTAGGCGAGAGGTTTTGAAAATCGCCTATATTGTCTTCCGGTCGGCCTCGTGTAGCGGCGCTTTGACCACGACCCACAGCCTCTCTTTCAGCCGCCGGTCCTGCGTATGCGCGACGCGCTTGACCATAGAACGGATTAATCTGATCGAGGTGATTGATATATGCCCGACGTAGCTGGTCAATAGCCCTTCCTTGCTCATCGAGAACCAAGCGTCCGGTCGTTTTATCACGATACGCCTCAAGCATATCGTCAAGACCTATTTTCATCGCATTCAGAACGCGCATATTAGGACCAGCAGCCTGAACACCGGGCTGTTCCGCCGCCTCATTCAGCGCGCCAAGGGTGAAATCCGCTGCGTTATGATTTGCGGGATTGGTTGCCAAACTTTCAAGACGCTGCGTTTCAATACCCTGATTAAGCGCCTTACGCATAATAGGGTCATTCAGAAACGCTTCTGTTTCCTGCGTCCATTGAATGGGATACTCATTTGCCGCTCTATACAACGGACCAGCGTCAGATTGCGCCTGTCGCCTCAGTTGAGCGGTAGCCTGTCTGCCCGTGCGATTAGCGCCAAGACCCTCGTCGATAATATTGCCAACCCTCTCGGCCTGACCAGACTGTCTGGCATTCAGGAAATCTACAACTTGAGTTCTTCCCTCACCCGGCGCACGGGCTACAGTAGATAGAAGCCTCTGACCGGGATTACCCAAGGCGTCCGCAAGCGCAAACTCACCCTGTCCAGCGGCAGAAGCGTTGCCCATGTCATAGAACAAATCCCTGACAGACCGACCGCTTTCGCCTACAGCACGAGCCACACGCGCGCGAGCCGCGCCCTGCGGATCAATCGCAGACATGACGTTTGAAACAACCGGCGACGCCGCCATGCCGATACCGCGACCAACAGCGGGAATACCCGCGCCAAGCAAGCCGCCTAACGCAGCGCCAGACGCCGCGCCGGAAAAGCGCCCCTCGTCCTCGCCGGTCAGAAATCCCGTAGCACCGCCATACCCAGCGCCTTCCGTTCCCATAGCCGCTATGCGTGGCAGAAGCCTTTGGCCCTCTTTGACAAGCGTAGCGCCACCTCGAGCAAGTGTGCCGCCAGAAAGAACGCCGCCAGCTAACTCTGCAATATCGCCCCCTAGTCCGGTCTTCTCGTCAGAGCGACGCAGCCGCTCATTCTGGAATGCCTTCGAATATTTATAACCCTCAACAGGATTAAACGTCCTGTTCTCGATCATAGCCATAGGCGTTTCAGCCAAGGCCAGCGCCTCGTCGCTCCCGCCAAACGTCATGCCCTGCAAGAGCTTTTGACCAGCGCCCGCGTCAAGCAAACCTAGCTTTTCCTGTCTGTCAGCCTTCGATTTTGCGGCAGACTGATACTGGTCGAGTTTTGGCTCATTTGGCTTTTCAGTTTGAGTAACGACTGGCTGTGGCGTCGGGATCGCAGATTTTACGCCTTTGCCGATCTGATCACGGACATGCGCGACAAACGCATTCTGATCGTCAGGCGATAGATTGGCAAAATCGTCACCAACATTAATCAGGCCAACGCCGTCAATTTTTAGTTTCATTGAAGGCTCCAGCCAATGTTCGGAACACCGCCATTATCTGGACGGTAGTATGTGCCGCCGCGTAGCTCGCCAGCGCGCTTTTTATTAAATTCGAGGCGCTTCTGAGCCATTTGAATAGCTCGATCGTAAATCTTCTGACGCTCAGCGTCGGGCAAAGCAGAAGAACCGGAAAGCTGCAATATGATTGCGCGCTCGCCTTCCGTGGGATTGCCGCCAAACACTGATTTCAGCGAGGCCAAGGCGTTGCCGCCAACAATGTTATCAAGATCAACAGTATCTTGTGCGCCTTGAACAAATGGCGCTAATACGCCTGAAGTCATTGACCCAACTTTATTGCCCCAAGCCTTCTTGCTGGCTTCTTTAGCCTGACCTAGCGCATTAATAGCAGCCTCATTCGTTGCTACCATTTCGTCGGCTTCAAGAATTGCTTTTTTATCAGAGGCAGAAAGCGGCTGCGCGTCTTCACGCGGATATTTGCCTGTATTAATGAACTGCTGATTTTTTGGGTCTTTAATATCGCCGCCCTGTTCCGTAATCAGCTTTGTGCGAGCATTAACGCCCTGCAAGAATTCCTGACCCTTATCCGGCTGCTCTGTTACATTCTGCACATGCGGAAGGCCACTTGCGTCAATCCAGACGGGTTTATTCCGCAATGGCTCAGGAACCTCTTCCGGCGACGCCCAGTGACCGGTTTGAGGCTTCGGCGCGTCAGGTATGCCCGGAATAGGACTTGCCCCTGCCTGCGGATTATTCTTATCGTAAAACAGCGCCCGTCCATTAGCGGTTACGGTGGCATAATCAGGCTGGCTTGCCTTGGCCTGTAGAGCCTTCAGACGCGCGTTCATGATCTCGCGCTGGTTAGCTAGGCCCTGCTGCGATTGGACCGTCTGTAGCCCCTGCAAGAGGCCCTGACCCACGTTCCTGCCGGTCATTAGGCCAGCGCCAAGCGCGACAAGCGCGTCACCCGGACCGCCAGCGCCGTAAATGTTCCGCATAGCGCCTTCGGGATCAAATCCGGTCTGTTCCGCTTCCGGCTGTTTATTGAGAAGACCCATACCCGGTTGCGGCTGTGGCTGCGGCTGGACAGCCGGTTGCCGCATTTGCGTGAAAGCAGGCAAAGCAAGGCCGATACGTGGAGCCATGTCAGGCTCAAATCTGCCGGTCATAGGATTGTAAGCCATTCTACGTCGTCCTTATGCCCATTTGAACAGGCTAGACCAGCCGCCGCCGCCCTTAGCCACGTTGCCCGCCAATCCAAGGCCAGCCATGCCCGCACCCAAGGCTACCTGACCAGCGCTTGGCGTCGGCGTGTATTGCTGCGGGCTAATGCCGACACTGGTAGAGGTGCCGCTGCTCGTGCCGCCCATAGAGCCAATGCCCTGTGCGATCTGGGCCAGATTGCCAACGCGCGCCCACGGTGCCTGATTGGCCGCGTCAATCTGGGCTTGGCGGTAATCCATTCTTTCAGCGCCCACACCCTTCTGCGTCTGAGCGTCGGAATAGAGCGGCGTTTGCAGATTATTCAGAGCGCCACCGGCATTGTAGATATTTGCCACTCCTTGCTGGCCAATTCCAGCCATTTGCCCGATAGCATTAAGCTGGTTGCCCTGCTGCTGAAGATAATCGTTATATCTTGCGCTCGTGCCAATCCCGGCCAGTTCGCGTCCCAATGTTCCGGCATATGCGCCTGAACCATAACGACCGGCAGACGAGAAATTTGCATTTACCCGATCAGCCGCTTCCTGCTGTGATTTGCCAATAATAGCGTCGAGATAAGGATTATTATTGATATACGCGCCACTGGCATACGGGTTGAGATAATCCAGAGCCTGTTGCGTAGGTGCGCCGATCCCGCCACTATTGAGGATATTCTGTATCCCGCCAATGCCGGTCTGAGCCGCATTCGACATAGACCCACGATTGGCAATGCCTAACTGTGCGTTCTGGCCCGCTGTGACATTAGGGTCCATTTCCGCGACTTGCGGACCCTGATATGTCGTGTTGTAGGCGTTCATTGCGCCTGAGAGCGCCTGATTTAACGCGCCAGAAGCCGGTGCCCACGGATTGCGCGTCTCGTTTGTGCTTGTCGTCTGGGTTGTCGGGTTATACTGCCAAGCCATTTTCTATCCCTATCCCAAAGCTATGTAGGCAAATGTCCGATCCGTCGTTCCGGCATTTGCATGTGTAACTGTAAAGGTCTTGTTCCCGACATTAGCGCTCGTGACATAAGTTGTCGCGACCGCACCCGCCGCATTCGCCGTCAGAGGCGTTAGAAAGATATAAGACCCAGCCGCGCAATACTCATTTGTCACGACAGTAGACGTAGCGCCTGCGGTCAACGTAACCGTTCCAACGGCATTCGATCGGCCCTGTGCCAATTGCCGGATCGCAGCAACCGTGCGTTGTAAATTCGTATCGTCCGGCGTCGGAAGCGTTGATAAGCTCACCGTGCGCCGCCCGCTCTGCCGTTAACGTCCACGCCTCTCAAATATGTCCATGTCGCACCAGCAGGAACACGCGCCCTTACCGTATTAAATCGAGCATTTACCCGAGCAGGAGCATAACCCTTCACACCGATCTGCGTTTCTGAGCTTGTTGTCAGACTATCAATCAGTCGATCCCTATAACGGACAGACATATAAGCCGAACTCGCGTCGCCTATTGGCGCAAGATCGCGCACAAATGTCCTTGTCCCGTTTCCAACAGCGCCCTCGGGCGTATCAACGGTCGCTTCAATCGTCGCTCCGTCGAGGAAACCCATTTTATTATCAGAACCCATGACAGCTAAACGCTGCTTGTATGTGTTCGTATAATTGTCGAGGGAGAACGGCAATCTGTCCAGCCCGTCAAGCTGGTTCGCTGTATGTGTGCCAGACTGACTGCCGGACGTATTGATCGCGGTTCCGCCCAGTGTTGCAGATAGCTGGAATGTATTTGTTGCGGCATTAACGACATAATACGTCGTTCCAGTAGTCAAACCCGTAGGCAGGCTTCCCGTCGTCGTAAGTCTGACGGCTGTCCCGTTCGACATGCCGTGTGCGTTCCACGTTAAAACACCGGGCGACGCTATAGTGATTGTAACGGTTGAAGAGTTGTATATAAGCGCGTCAAGAGCATCCAGCGTTGTCGGAAGCTGAAGCGTATTTGTCGCGCTCGCGACATTCATTTCAGCATACGACCACCGATCAAGCGCCCAATCGTAAATAACCACCTTATCCATAAGATTGCCAAGGTTGTTGGACAGGCTCTTATAGAAAAAGAAAATGCGTGGATTAAACGGATCAGGAACACCAAGCATATTCCTGTTGCTTTCCGCATTCAAATCGGCCAGCACGGTTTGATTAACTCTGTTCGCGCCAATAGGCGAAAGCTGACCGGAATTATCAATTTTATAAAACCCGTCGCTGGACATAAAATATGTAATTCCAGCCTGCTTGCAGATAGAATGGCGCATCATAACGCCCTTGCTGTCTGAAATACGCTGAAACTCAAATATATTAGGCGGGCCGGTATAAACCATTCGACGAATAGCCCGGTCCTGAAAGACAAGACCAAACTCGCCGCCCGCTATGCCTTGAACAAACCCGCCGTCCGGGAAATCCTGATAATCAGACTGATTGGTGCCGACAGTCCAGCTTGTCGCGTCGTTAATGCCGGACCACTGAATACGATTAGACTGACCGGTGGCAGACAACGACGCCAAGACAACAAAATCACCCACGACTGCACACCGTCGCGCCTGTGGCGGGCTACCGGCTAGTGCAGCGAATTTAGTCGAAACACCAAGCTCAAAATACTGAACAGCATTACTGTCCGTCGTCGCTATGACGTAATTGCCAAATTGGCAGAAATCCCATAACTCGCGTGAACCCACGCTATAATCGCCACCAGAGGCACGGGTAACGTCGTCCCACGTTCTGCTTGTGGCATTCAGGCTATACAATTTCGTATCATTACCGCCGAAGACAGAAACATTACCGTCTTTCTGGACAGCGCCAAAAAGACCACGGCAATTTCCCGTCATTGCGTCAGTAAACGGATTAATCGCATTTAGAGGCGAATATCCATTTACGCTGGGCACGACATTCTTGACGTTACTGGTCTTGACCGTCCCGACGCTGGCAACGTCCGGCTCGTAGGGTCCGAAGCTAATTTCAGCCATATCAAAACGCCTGCGGCTGAATGAAACCGTTGCGGATCATACCGGCAGAAGCGGCCTTCAATGTATCATACGCCTCGATTTCCGCTGCCTGACACGCCACGGCGGCGTCTGCGTCTAATAGAATGTCCTGATACAGGAACCTCTTCGCGCAGCTTCGGATCATGCGTTCCGCGTCCGTCATCCACTTGTTGTTCGCCTCGCCGTCCGTCGCTGGCGCGGCCAGCTTGTAATGACCCACGATCTGCATGGGATAAACCGCATTCGGGATCGGGCTGAATGAGAAGGTTTGGTTCAGGAACATATACTGATACGGCTGACCCTTGAAGTTGGGCATTTGATTTATGCGATAAATCGTCGGATCGATCCGCTTCACCCGGAAATTGTTCACGCCTACTGTTACGAATACGTCGTCCACGTCGTACATGTAGGGAATGTCCGGGTCGTCCGTCGCCGTGTAGACTTCCTGATTGGCCACCGTGTTGAACGACGACCCGTTTGGACCCGTCTCGTTGAAATAAAACCTCTTGGTCTGATACAGCGCAATCGCATCGCTGATCGCCAAGGCTATCTGTGAGGTCAGGTCCGCGCGGCTTAGTTCGTCCGCTATGCGCGCCTTCATGTCGGCTAATGTCCCGGCCATTCCCTGCCTCTAATTCCAGTTCCGCATATGCAAACCAAAGTAATAAACTCATAATGAGCGCGGGGGATTGCTCCCCCGCCTCCTGTATCTACATTAAGCCGCCGCAACCGTATTGGTCGCAACAAGGCTAACGTAATTGACCGTGATAATGGCCTTGCCGGTCGTCGCAGCCGTGCCGGTCGGAATATAAGACGTATAGAGCGTCTGATCCGCCGTCTGCTGTTTCCAGCCAGCCGCCGCAGCCGGTGTGCCGGTGTAGACGCCAGCCGTTCCCGACGTAATAGACGCAGAAGCCGCAACCTCCGCGCCCGTCGCCGTCGTTCCCAAGGTAATGGGATTGGTCGTTCCAGCGTTAAACGCCGTTTCAACCGTCACATTCCACCGGGTAACAACAGCATTCGCCGGAATAATGCCAATAGCAACGCCGCTCGTCGCGCCCGTCGTATTAAAGTTCAGAACGTAAGCCAACGTCTGAACAACCGGCATCATTACGTCACGGGCATTCGTTCCCGCAGTTCCAGTAGTCATGTTATGCCCTCCTTCTTAGCTTGCGACTGCGTAGGTGGGCATAAGAACCGTGGCAAAGTCCGCCGAGTTGAAAACAGTCTTCTTCAACCCGTAAATCGTGCCAGCAGCAACGCCGAAACGGTTATCGTCACTTGTGTTCAGCAAGGAACGCGACTTCCCTGCCCGGCCAGCTATTCGGCTTTCCTGGCCAGCCTTACATTTCTGCAAGGGTCAGATCATATCATCACCCTCTTGCGAGGGGGGCGGCGCTTCGGGCCGCTTGGCCCTACGAGCTTGCGCTCTGATCGTTGCACCTTCTCCGTTGCCGGAGCTTGGCTCAGGATTACCCACCGCATCCGGTTAGGGCTTCCCCTGAGTTCACCGCCTTCTTCGACTGGAATTACTTCCAGAAGGACCTACGAATTAAGTCAAAGAGTTTTTCACATTGTCTTCAGAACGGATCGCTACTTCCATTCCCGCCGTGTCCGGCAGCTTACGGTTTCCCGCAAGATGTGACCATATCATCAACCCAGAGGGTTGCTTCGCGCTTCGGGCCGCTTGGCCCTACTTCCTTTCGGAATGGTCGATGCACCTTCTCCGTTGCCGGAGCTTGGCTCAGGATTTTCCACAGCACTAGGCTGCTAGGAGGTTCCCTGAGTTCACGAAGTTATCATTCGCAAATTGCTTTGCGACGGGGCCGAAATTGTTAACCCATGTAAACTTTGACGGGCCATTGTCCTGACCGAAGGCAAGCATAGCAGCCTGCGCTCCACACAGAACAGCGCGACGTACGTTACCCGCGCCAGCAGCCGCTGACGATGGCGCAACCGGAATACGGTTCCAGCGGTAAAGCAGGACGCCGTTGTACATACCGAGAGCGCCGGTAAGGATCGGGTTGTCGTCGATCTGACCGCCGGTCAACACGCTTTTCTGAATGTCGAGCCATTGTCCCGTTGACGTATTCGTCCGCAGGCTCGTCACCTGATAATCATGCAGGAAAGCGACATAGTAATCGCTACCGTTGATCTTCAGAGGACGGATCATTGGCGTGAGCGTGCGTGCTTTTTCAACCGCCTTGTCGATCATCGTCAGCGTAAACGTATCGCTGCTGTTGATCGTCGCCTCGCTGTTACGAGCCGCAGCCGGGTAAACGATATTGCCGGAAGACGGCGCAATCGCAGCCTGATTGCCCGTGTAACGGGTATCAGCCACGCCCGTATTGCCGCAAATCTGGTTGGCAAAGGCAAAGTCCATACGGTTCGCCCACCAATCAGAAAGGCTGTCCTTACACTCCTGACGGAGATCAAAAGGAACACGCTGCTCGGAAACGCGGCCACCCGTGACGTGAGCATGACGAAGCTGATCAATCAGAACAGCATCGCTATACGTGGTCAGGCTTTCCTCGTTGCCTTCCAGAACGCCGTCACCAAGAACGCCGTCGCCAGAAGCCTGCATACGAAGGCCGTAGGTGATCTTATCACCCGCGCCTTTCGAAGTTTCAGTCTTGAGCTGGATCAGGGAGCTTGCGCCGGAGCCAATGAAGTTCGCAAAGTAGGTCTTCTTCAGGGCTTCGACCGCCAACTCCTTCGACCACAGCTTGACTGCAAGGGCGTCATTTACGCCAAAGCTAGTCGTCGCCATGTTGGATATTTCCTTGTCGATTGAGAGATTTTCGGTCGCTCCGGTTACGTCGGTGGCATACGAGGCCGCGCTTGATTAACGTCTGCGGCAGGCTCAGACGGATCGCGTATCGTGCGAGGACGAGGACGACTAAGGCGCGTCGGTCCAGCTTGTAACGTAAGCTATGCGAGGACTGATTACCGTCAGTCGCGGTTAGCCGAGAAAACGCAACTTATAGGCCGTGCTGAGGTAAAACGCCCCAAGCTCGTCAAGCTGGTTTTCAATTACGGTATTGCCACGCGCAATATCTTGGCGGTGATCAGCGATCCAGTTCGCTTCTTCAATAATCTGGCCAAGAATATCGTCTTTGCGATACTCAATCGGCTTCACGGTTTTAATCAGGCCATAAGCGCCTTGATAAGCCTCTACAACCGCGTCAATGCGATCAATCAAAGCGCCGTAAAACTCGCCTAACGCCTCATGCTCGGCAAATGATCTGGTTGCCCAATGAGCAAGATGGCTTGCGTCACGAAGCGCAAAAAGGCGTGAGACGAGTTCTTCCATGATCTGTCCTTACGCCACAGGCTCAATAGGCGTCACAGCGTTAGCCGCAGCCTCCGCAGCCTTCGCCTTTTCAAACGCCACCGTGGACGACAGCAGGCTGTTCAGCGTTGCACGAGCATAGGCGGTCACAGCCTCGTCAGCCGTAGCCGGGCGCGTCACCCACTGCTGCACAGCTATCGTCGGTCTGTCGGCTTCCGTCTGATCCTCACCGGGCGACCACGAGGCGTCGGGGACCGTGGACTGCACGTTTTCAGTGACTGTGCCGTAGCCGCTGGAAGGCGACAGAAGCCACGCGACAATGCGCGGGGCGTCTGTGTCTGCGATGTTGAGCGCGACGTTGAGGTCAAGCGTCGGGCCGTCAACGCCAAGTGTGAGTGTAGCCATTAGGCTGTTCCTTTTCTATTTCTATGCACGATTTCTGCAAAGGCCGACGCGCGCCCGGCTAGGTATCCAAGATAAAACATGCTACCCACAAGGACTGCGCTCATTCCCGCATACATCGCGATAATTACGTGAGTGGTCGACATCACGCGTGTCCTTCAGTTTCATCCACAACAGGCGTAGCCGCCGGTTCGCCCTTCGCCGCTTCCTCAATCTTCCGCTTGAAGTGCAGCCCGGCTTCCGCCGCCTGCAAACCCGCTGCCTTCACGGCAACGTCAATCAGGTTGATGAGGACATTGGCTTCGTCGTTGTTTAGTTCGATGTTCATTTTGCTTTCTCCAAAGCATTGTCCGACCAGTTGGAGAACACGCGAGGCTGGCCGGACGATGCTCCTCGCGTGTGTTGGCGTTAGGCCCAGCAGGGAATGTAGGCGGTAGTCCCGTCTGACGTTATGACCTTAATCCACGATTTGATTGTCGCGCTCGCAGCCGGGCAGGTTGTTCCAAGGCTTGGCGTCGTCGAGCCTGTGCCGCCGTCTTCAAGATACTGAAGCCGTTGAACGCGCTGTGTGCCACCGCCGGAACCTTTGGTCGGGCCTACAAGAGCAATATTGGCTGTTGTCTGCCAATCAATCTCAAAATCCTCGTAGCTAGTGCTAGATGTGTATGTGTTGTAAACGCGGAATTTCTGCGCGTTCGTCCCGTTCCGCAGCGCGAGCGTGTTGGCGGCGTCGCGGGCGAGGATGAGGTCCAGCGCCGCACCGGGATTAGATGCTGTCCAACCAAAAGTGAAAGTAGAAGACAGCCGAACTGACGAAGGCTGGACGGCCACGCCCCAATTATCGGCCACGCCTAAATGGACATACCCGGCGGAATTTGGCGCATTCACCCAAGTGTTCGTGCCGTCGCCCCATACCGCATAATTTGAGGAAGAAGGTGTTGCGCTTCCAAGATAAAATTTACCTTGAAACGGCCCAAAGGCCGCAGTGGTCGCATAAGCATTCTGCACGCCGTTGCTGCTGCCGCCCGCAGGCGCAACCTGAAAGATGATGCTGCCGCCAGCGCCCGTGCCGGTGCCGCGTGAGCCTTGGATGGTGAAGTCCGCGCCGGTCTGGTTGTTGTTCGTGGATGACGACCACGACTGCACGCGAAGGAGCTGCGGTGTGGGCGCGGTTGTGCCGGTGGTGTCCGCAGCGCCGAGTTGGAGCGTGGCGGCGGTCGGGCTAGTCACGATAGGAAACGAAGACGACGCGCTACCAAAGGTAATCGTCGTGCTGTCCGTGCCAGCAAGCGTGAGCGTGTTGCTCGCCGTGAACGTCTTGCCGGAAGCGATGGAGACGGAGCCTGCGCCGATAGATAACGTCTTAATCGCGCCAGCCGTGGTTTTTCTGTCTAGCGGTGTGCCAGAAGGGTCTTTAACCGCGTAAAGGACTTCCGTGCCGTCAAGCGTGCCAGCGGACGTAAGGTCCGTAACTTTCGAGTCCGCCATTATTCAACCCTCTGGAGCTTGCTTGAGCCGTCCGTCAATAGAAGATAAGAAGAGCCGTCAACCAACAGTATGAAACTGCCCGCAGGAGGCGGTGACGGCGCACCACCCCACAACGCTTGGTGGCTGACAAGTCGGTAAAGCCATTGCAAAAGCATTAGGTAAATGACCCGATTGCAATAACAGACACATTAGCGCCTGTAGTCACCTTCCATGCACCGTTAACGCTTTTCATTCCCAACGGGATCATGAACGGAACAAGATTGCTCACCGAGGAAGCGCCGCCGGTGAAAATCGTAATGCTGGTAGCGTTATCGATTACAGACACGGCACCTGGACTTGTGGTTGCGGGAACAACAAGAACGCCTGCGAGATAATCGCCAACCGCGCCATTATTGCCCAACACTGTTGCCGTCTGAGAGGCCGCAACAGTCTCATAATCGGAGTCGCTGACGCGAACCGTCATTCCCGCATTCTGTGCCATTTATTCACCCATTATCTTGCGTCTTTTGCTTTCCGGCGTCTTCGCGAGCCATTCAGCAAATTCGTCCTCTGACATATCAGCAATCTCAGCCACAGAAGGCGCAACACCGCTACGTTGACCACCAGCGCTGCTCAGGCTCTTTGACGCTGGTGCCGCCTTCTGCCTGCGCGCTACGTCTTCCTCAGCCTTACGAGCCGCGTCTTCCTGATTGGCGATCTGACGCGCCTGCTTGGGCGTGTAGCCCATTTCCATAGCTTCGCGGTAAATGATCTCAGCCGGGTTTACCCCAGACCGGAACGCCGCAACTGCGATCTTTCGTTCCTCATTCTCAACGTGAGCGTCAGCCTGTTCCTTGCTAAAACCCTGCGCTCTCAAAACCGCCGCCGTTGCTTTGAGAAAATGCTGATAGGCGTCCATTGCGTCCGGCTGCTGATTGGCGAAGTGACCCCACGCCTGACGGTAGCCGTTATCAATCTGCTGGATCGCAGCCTGTTCTTGTTGAACCCTTAGCTGCTGTTCCTGCCATTGGCGCGTCTGCTCGATCTGCTGACGCTGCCATTCAATTGCCCCTATCGGATCAACAGTCGGATCAGGTGGCGTAAATTCCTGCTTCTTCTCAGTCTGCTCTGCGACCTGACGCTGCTGCGTCTCATAAAACATACGCAGCCGCTCGTCGGCGCGGCTAAACTTTTCCCTTAGCTCTTCATACTGGCGTTCTACCTCTTTACGCTTTTCCTCCGCTGCAAGCAGCTTGCGTAAAGGAACCCGCCCATCGCGCTTTTTAGGCGCTTCGTCCTCATTATCGGACTTGTCTTCCATGCGCTCGTCGTCGGCGCTTATTTCATCGGAATTGTCCGCGTCCGCTTCTACCGGATCGGCTTCCGTATCTTCCGGCGCTTCCGTCTCTACCTGATCGCCAGTAGAAATACCCTTCTCACCACGACTATTGAAATACTCCCGCTCAGCAGGAGTAAACGTCTCTAACTCTGTCATTATTGCCCTCTATCGCGGGGAAGCGAAGCCGGGAAAACGCCCCCGGCGGCGTATCAAGCCATGCCCTCAAACGGCGGCATATCGCCTTCCGTAGGGAGAACATTCGGCTGAACCATAATAGGCGGCATAGTCTCACGCTGAGCCGCCATGCCCTCGCGCGCTGCCTTAGCCTGATTAAGAGCAGCTTTTGATGCCGTTTCCTGAACCTTTGCCACCGCACCGGCCTTCGACACTTGTGCAGCCTCAGCCTGTTGCTGCGCGTTCTGCTGCTGGGATTGAGTAATAACCTGTTGCAGTTCCTGAACCGCAGAAGCCGGGAGCGGGCTATATTTCATAAAGGACGCGAACATATCCGGCGTGATCATGCCCTTCAGCATCGGGATCGTCTGCATGAGCAGCGCCCACGTAATCTCTTTCTGCTGCGGGCTAGACGGCGCGTCGTCCACGATCACGTCATATGTCTTGAAATCCGGCTGGCGGATAAACGGCATATATTGAGCCGCGCCGTTGTTTCCGGTTATCCTGATCAATCTGCCGTCAGAAACAAATTCCTGTATCAACCACAAAAGCAGCTTGCCCTGCGTCTTGCGATAACGCCGCAGACTATCAAAAAGGACAGCCAAAACCGCCATAGCCTGACGTTTACGCTGTGCTTCCAGAACGCCCGGCTGTTCCGTGTCTTTCTGGCCCAAAAGCTCGAGATTTACCCCGGAGGCGTCCCTGATAGACTGTAGAGCAAACTGCATTAAATCAGGATAGCCAACCGGCATAGTCGGCTGAGGCTTTGGGATAATCTTCGCCCCATTGGCATTCGAGAGAGCGCCCTGCTTCATGTAAACAAAATTATCAGGCCGCGCCCACGTCTTCTCTGCCTCGCGCTCGTCCTCAAATGCACCCTTCTCTACCAGCGCGCCGCCCTTGGCCGAGGTATTTAGGATATGCATAGTCTGGCTAAGCCATTTATTCGCCCACGCCTGCGGATCGAGCATAGACCGGACAAGGCCGTAATACGTTCCCTTGTTCCGATCACGGTAGCCTGTAATCGCGTTATAGGAGAAATGGTCCCCGTAGGGAGCCTTCTCAGGCTCGGCAAGCACCTTCTGGCCCAACCATGCCCGGAAATACTTCCGGCGCGTCTGACGGGCCATTCTGGGCGGTTCCTGGCCTAGTTCCTCAAAGCGGCTAAGGGCCGTCTCAACCTGATCCTCGGTCAGGAATTCCACGCCCATAGGACCAGCCACAGCGTAGACCGTTTCCCGTTCCCACCACTGGCATTCGACAATGGTAATCAGGTCCGTATCGCTGTCGTTATTCCCGCCCTTTGTCGGACGATAGAACCGGGCTTCCTGCCGCGTCTCGTTGGGATCGCCCTTGCTATCGAAGTTCGCCCATTTGGCGTCGAAGTCCTCGTCCGGCGTATCTGGATCGGCACCGACAAGCGCCTCGGCCTCGTCCAGCGGAACCTTCTTCACACGCCAGATACGGCGTGCATCCTCAATATTCCTTTTTTTAGCCGCCGCGTCCCAGAACATTTCGAGCGGATCGACCCGTTCCAGAACAGGCGCACCGTCGGGATCGGACTCGAAATCAAAGCGGGTTTCCGTCCAGCCCATGCCGCAACAGAGGCAGTCCCAGAAAGCATCGCTTTCCTCGTCCTCGCCGTTGCACTCGTCACGGAACCATTTCGCAGTGGCAGTCAATATTTCGTCAGCCATAGCATCGCCCGGCTCACGAGGCAGATACCGGACTTCCTGCCTGTTTGTAACCTCTGTGCCGCTCACAGCCGAGATAACAGGCGCTATGCGATTAAAAGCCACCACCGGGCGCATTTGCTCGCGGAGCGTGGCCATGTCTTCCGCCGACCACTGACGGCCCGCGACAAAATCAAACTCATTTTCAGCCTGACGCCGCCAATCCTCGGAATGGCGCTTGTCCATAAGAAACCACCGCTTCAAACGGCGGAATAGCTGGTCCCTGTCCAGATCAGACGCATTTCCCTTGTCGTCAGAGGACGTGGCCGAAGCCTTATCATCATCCTCAAATGTGCTGTCGTCTATCACTAGGCAATCATCCAGCTTTTATCGCTTGATCGTGAGCCGTAATCCGACCACCGATCCTTGCGTTCTCTTATCTCAGGCTCAGCCCAGCCAGCGGCAAAGTATCTGAATGCGTCGGACCCGTGTGAGGTCCAATCATGCAACGGATTATTGCGCCAGATTTTATTGCGCTCATCCCAATCCCGACGGTATTGCCATAGGCACTCTACGCCGCGCTTGGTCTTCTGTTCATCAAACCAGCAGCGATCCAGTAGCCTACGGACAGCATTAATGCCGTCATTGACGTTGTGCTGCGGGACGACCTGAACCTCTGTTATCCCAAGGTTACGCAGCGTCTCTAACCGGCTTTTGCCCGTGGACAACTCGCGCACCTGAATATCGTGCGGGAAATAATGCGTCCCGTAAACGTAGCCCTTGTCCTTTAAGACCTTGGCGTATTCGTCCAGACCGCACCCGCTGTCTTCGTGATAGTCTATTACCCGGACCTCTCGTCCGACGACCTGAATAAACCAAATCGCTGTGCTATCAGATACGCCCAAATCCCAAGCTGTATGAACCGCAAGGCCGCGTTCATAAGGAACTTTTCCAATGCGGCTTTCCTCACGGGCGCGCTTTAGGGCGTCGGAATAGAAAGCGCCCTGAATGGCGGCAGTCGGATCACACTCAAACTCTGCCGCATACTGGTCAACGGACATAGCCCGCTTGGCGTCTTCCAGTTCTTGCGGGTCAAGAATACCCGTTTCAGATGCCCGTAAAACCGCAGAAAACCAATGTTCAGGATCAGTCTGTGCAGTTTCATAAGCCTGCCACAACTGGTTCTTGCCCTTCACCGTCCCAATAATAGTGGCCCAACCCTTACGGTCAGCCAGAGCAGGACGGATAACCTCGCCCCATAATTTCGTTGGCATGTCGGCAAATTCGTCAAGAATTACGCCGTCCAACGCCAAGCCGCGCAAACGATCAAAGTTATCGCCACCATACAGGCTAATACGCGCGCCGTTTATAAGGTCTACTCTTAACTCGCTTTCGTTTGGCGGTCCCGCCAGAACCGGCCTTGCGAAAGATTTGAGATAGTCCCACGCGACTGATTTCGCCTGCACGTAATACGGCGCAATATAAGCAAAGCGCCCATTTGACTGCTTGCACCTTAAAGCGTGATCCAGCGTGTCCATAAGACATGCAACAGTCTTCCCGGCCCTACGATGGGCAATGACAACAGACCAACGCTGCGTGCGTGTATGAAACGGCACAAATGGAGGCCGAGGCCGGTAATCGAAATTAATCTCCGGCATTCGGACGCGGAACGCCTGTGTTAATCACGATAGGACTGTTTTCTATTCCGCCATGCTCAAGGCGGCTTGTGTCTTTCCAGCCTAGACGGGTCTTGGTCCAGAAGATTGCAGCCGCTGTAGAGCGCGGGTCGTCTTTAGTGGCTTGGCGGAACAGATTGCCCACAACCATTGCGTGAGCCTTTGCGCCGCCAGACTTTAGCTCATCGCGGAAATACTTACGCAGAGTCTCGTCAGAGCAGCCGATTGCGTATGCGATTGCGTCTTGCTGAAAACCACCCGCCGCCATAACGCTCACGATCCGGCGCTGATCTTCCGTTGGCTCAAAGCGTGGCCGACCGCCCTTGTTAATTTCCGGCTGATCTTCCACTCTTTACCTCAACATTTGGAGCGTTCAGGTCGGCGCTACCCCGCCGCTGTTCCGAATGGTATCCGGCCATCGCTTGCTTTGAACGCTTGGGATACGGTTTTGCTAAAGGCAAAATTTTTGCGCGCATTTCTGCATTAAGAGGCATTAAATACCTGTGTTTACCGGGGACCGATACCGCAATCGCATATTTGTCTAGGTTTTTCTTAACCCAACTAATGTTTTGTATGCCACCTTTAGCACCTACGCTTCTTGGGTGCGTCAATTTACCGTTTATTTTGAAAAACGTAGCCGGATCACCTTGACCAGAATATATCCAATTTGTTGCTTGATATATCCCGCCATGATGACCTTGTGATTGGTCTGCAAATGAAACAATCAGCTTAAAATCAGCGTGCTCAGTTTTGAGACATCTTATGGCAATTGCCATAATTTTGCTGACTGGTGTTTTATGATTTGTAAGCGCCACCCGGACCAATTCGCATCCTTCTGTTTGTTTTAAACCGTAAGGTTTCAGAAGGTTAGGCGTTGCACCACGACCAAAAATAATTGCGCCAATAAATTGCCCAGCTTCCCACGCGCCCACTTTTACAAGCTTTCCCACAGGCAGACATTTGCTGTAATGCCAATTTTCGCAAGCATACTTGGCCGCCTCATGCGTGGCCCAATCTATCTTTAAATCAACCGCCATGCTTGCGCGCGTCAAAGTCTTGGCCGCAATGCGGGCATTGAATGATTTTAGGCGACAACTCGTCCAACTTGCCTTGATCGTCCAACGATCCCGGCTCAAAGTTAGGCTCGTCGAATAGCGCGGACATTTCACCCACGCCAAAGCCGGTGAGGGAAATATCAAAGTCCAGCGCGCCTAGATCGCCCAGCTCGACCTTCAACATATCGCGGTCCCAACCGGCGTTTTCCGCCAGCTTGTTATCCGCGAGGACGTAAGCCCGCTTCTGCCCCTCAGACCAGCCCGCAGCGACCATAACCGGCACTTCCGTCAGACCTAGCTTCTTAGCCGCCATAACGCGCCCGTGGCCCGCTATAAGCCCGCCCTGCTCGTCTATCAGGATCGGAACCGTCCAGCCCCATTCCCGGATAGACGCGGCGATCTGGTCTACCTGTTCCGGCGAGTGCGTCCGGGCGTTTCTCGCATACGGTATAAGCGCATTGATATTGCGCCGTTCTACCTTATCGGCAGGCCATTCTCGTTTCATAAAGTCAAAATACTCACGCCAAAGCTAAAGCTAATCTATGTTTATTACTTTGATCAGCAGCTTTTAGACGGCTTGATCGGACCCATGTAGGACTTGCTGCGGCTATCGCCTTTTTTCTGCTTGCCGGAGACGACGGGAGCGCCCATTCCGGTATTGCCTTTGCGGCCCATGAATTCTTTGTTGCCGCCGTTGTTCTTGACGGAAGGCTTGCCACGATCTGCCATTGTAGTCCTCATGTAACTGGCGCTTGATTTGGCGCGGGTTGAAACTGTTGCATTGTGCTGTAAGCCGATGGGACGCCTATGGCTCCCAGAAGGCCGTATTTCCGCAGTATCTCAATTAGGCTGTCGTCGAATACGACGTAGTTTCGTGAGCCTTCGCCAGAGCCGCGAGAGCCTGCGTCTAAGTATTTAATGCCGGGGATGCCGGCTTCGCGGAAGGCGCGCGTAGCTTCACGCCCTTTTTGGCCTTCTACGCCGCCAAACACCTCACGCATAATGTCGTTGCCGTCAGGCATTGGCTGGCCGCTTTGCTGGCGGGTATAGCCCCAATCCTCAATTTTTTTCCTGATGCCGGGGTCGAAGTTGTCGAATTTAGCGGCAAACCGTTCCACTTCGTCTGCATTAGCAAACGGCCTGTCCCAATCAAGGAAGGCATTCGGGTCGGCGTTGATGCGGACCTGATACATTGAGCCATTAGGCCGCGATGTAACATTGTTCTGGATGTGGCCAAGCAGGGCGCGGCGTATTTCGTCAACCGCCGCAGCTTCATCCTCGTAGGGAGCGTTTTTTTTCAAAACTGCGTCTACCGTGCTGGCAGCTACAGAATTTACGTCGTGGCCCGTTTCCGCCTTTAGCAACGCCTTGTAAACAGCGTCGCTCATTTCCTTGTTGTAAAAGTCAAATGTCTCTTTGCCAGAAGCGAAGCCAGCCCCCGGTGATGGCACAGCCTTTTCAACAGCGTTTCTTAAATAATAGTTTCCCATATCCGAGCCAAAGTCGCGCCCGTCAATGGTCAGTACATTGTTAAAATAACCGGGCTTTAGCGCGTCACGGTAGCTCTTTGCGACCGGCTCACTCTCCGCAAAATACAGCCCGTGACCGTAAGCCTGCGCTCCCTCGCCCGTGCCGATTTTTGACAGGTCGAATTTATCAAAGCTGTGCGGGCTGCCGTGGTAGGCGATGATGCCTTCCTTGACCGCAGGCGCAGCCGCGTCCGCGACCTTTGCAGCTACCTTTTCGGCTACGCCAGCACCCGGCAAGATACCAGCCGCCGCCAGCGCCATGCCGGTTCTATCGCCCTCTTGCGAGGCACGCTGTAAATCAAGCACAGCGCCAACAGGCGTGGCGTCAAGCGCCCCGATATTTGTCCGCCCAAGTCCTGTTGTGCCAAGCAAACCGCCGACAAATTGCCTGCGCTCCGGGCTTGCTTGACTGTCGCCCATAAGCCAAGAAGCAATCTTGTCGCCCCACGACGGATTATAGGCTCTTAATGTCTCGTTTTTGGAAAGCAGACCGCGACCTACGCCAAAGTCTTTCTCAAGAAGTGGCATAGTCTAACAGTCCCAAGCCCTTAACGACTTGTTTATTCTGCTATTTGGATCGCGAGCGGTCTCAGCGCTCGTTAGCTTCTTTTTTGCGCCGGTCATACGAGCGCAAAATGATTTCTTACGAGCGGCGTCTTTTTCTGTCTTTGGCTTTGGAGCAGGAGCCTTGAGGTTCATGCCCTCGCGCTTGGCAGAGGCGCGACCCTTGGCATTCAGACCCCCAGAAGGGTTTTTACCCTCTTTGCGCTGCCATGCAGGAGATTTCGCCATAACCGTCGTTTCCTGTTGCAACACTTATCAGAGGTAAATAGACTCGCTTTTCAGGAGCAAGCCCATGAAAACCTCACTTATCGCCGCCAGTATTCTCGCACTTAGCTCACCTGCGTATGCCGGGGCTAACTGCTACGTCATAAACAATTACGTCCAATGCTTCGGAACCGGCGCCAACGAGGGATCAACCCTGTTTGGCTCTACAGTCGCCGGGACAACCCGCCTTTACGGATCAGACCAGTTCGGGAACACCGATACATGGGCGATCCAGAATAATAATCTGCTCAACGAAATGGATGGGCTGGACGATTTGGGCGGATATCCCTGACGCCTCGCGAGTGGCGCTGTCGGCCTTCCGCCTTACCCGCTAGGCCCTGCGGTTCGGCTTCTCAGAGATATTGGCGCGGTGATTTCTTCCGTTGGCTCAACCGCGAAGCCAACAACCCAGCGGAAGGAGCGCCGCCGGAAGCTCTGCTTTAGACGCACGAATGGACTTTGGATTTAATTAGCCACAACTCACCGACGACGCGCAATAGGCTGTATGCCACTTAAAACCTGTGGAGACAATTTGCCCAAATGCACGGCCAACGCCAGTAATGCCCGCTGCGCCAGCATGGGATCGGCACCCGGCGCAAACTCAAAATCGTCGAACGCCATCCACGTTACGGACAGCAATCCACCGGGTCCGCCATAACGCAACATAGCCTGCTGAGCCTCATAATCCTGATCCCGCCAGCTATTGACCAATTCCAAAGGGATATCCGCGCCAGTCCCGTGAACCTTTATTTCCAGCTTAGCGCCCATTGCGGACAGCCATTTGCGCTTGATCGTGGCCCACTGCTCGGCGGCGTCATAGCACTCGTATCTGAGCTTGTATCGCAGAATGAACCGGCCTAATGCCGATCCAGCCAACTGTGATTGCTCGCCCCTTCTATGAGGCTGAGACAGAACCACCAGCTTCTCAGCGTCGGCGCGTTGCCGTTCCGCCTGTTCGATCTGCTCGACCGTCGAGGGTCTTTTTAACTGTCCTGACGGATATCGTTCCCCGCCCTTGCGCGGCCTGCCTACGGGCATTTTAATCCCTCTTAATCCAGTGAGACGGGAAACGTAACGGGCTGTCCTGTAGCGCCCGTGAGACTTCTGAGGCTAACGGCCCGGCGGGCTTGCGGAATACCTGATCTTTGAGAGGCGGCTTTCTGCCTTCCCGCTTCCGAGGCATGATCTTGCGCTTTTCAATAGCAACAGAAGGTTTGCCTACGTCCCATATGCCGCTCATTCGTTCGCCGCCTGTTTGATTTCTACCGGGAACCACCAGCCGCCCTTCTTATCGACAGGCGGCTCACGGTTCTTTTCTGCCCTATACACGGCTGCGTAACGCGGCCAATCTGGCGAGGATTGCAGGACGTAAATCCCGTTATTAGACGCCACAATCTTAAGTTCCGGCTGTGCGTGGCCTTCAAACCGCTTTTTGCTCAGAAACCGGACGGCATGAACGGGTCGATACCATTCCGCATTTGCCTTGCAGTATTCCTTGAACCTCGGGATCGCCTGCATGGCTAGACCGCGCTCAGTCTCGTCTATCTTCTGCCATTGCTGCCACGCTTCATGCTTGCTCATATTCGGATCAGTCGGATAAGCCTGCCAGAACGCCTCGAACTCCGCGCTGTAAGCCGCCTTCACCCGCGTCGTCTTGATAGCTGTCTTTCCCGCAATAGCCGCAGCTACGCGGCCAACCAGTTCCGGCGGAACATTGGCCGAGATCAAATCAGCAATCAGGACAGCAACGGGATCAGACACGCTGCATTTCCTTTATTCTGGAATTGCTGATTGGCGCTGTGCGGTAATAGGCCAGCGCATGGTGCTGACAGCAGTAGACGCGACCCGGCTCAGCATAATCGCCGCAGAAGCGGAAATTGTCGTGCCTCGGATCGCCTACAGGCCAGCGGCATGTGTGTGGCGTCAATTCCATTAGCGTTACGCCGCCGGACGCTGCAAATGATTGATACGTTTCCCGCTTGGGTGATTTGTATTCCTTTGAAGGAACCAGATTTACCACCTTGTCAGGCGCTGAAAACTCACTTGCCTGGCGCATAATATATTTCGTAACCGTGCGTGAACTACGTCCTATTTCTTTAGCTATAGCTAAAGTGCCAAGGCCATGTTTTCGCAACGCAAAAATGCGCGCGACTTCCTCCTCAGATATTGGCGGCGCACCGAAACGTTGAAGATCAGGACTGTTCGCGTCTCTTAGATTTTTCTGCCTGCCGTAACGGCCTATCACAGCGTTCTTGGTCTTACCCAGAACAGCTGCTATTTGTGAAAATGTTAATCCCTCGAGACGCAAGGCAAACAGCTTATCGTCTGTCTCACGGTTCCACGACGTTTCTTCCATTACGCCCCCCAATATGTTTGATCGTCGTCTGCCGAGATTATTTTGCCACGAAGAATTGCAACACTGAGCGCGACTGCGGGATTTTCCGTAATGTTCTTTTCCATGCGATCTATGCCATATCTGACGGTTGAACGATCCCGGCGGTAATATCTAGCGATTTCTTTAATCGTTGATCCGGCTACGTGATAGCAAAGCCAAAAAGCCACATATTTCGGAAGAACAAAAACGTGTGGCGATTTAATCCGTTCGTCTATTGGCCTGCGATTTCTTAACAAATCTTCCCTTGTCACATTGTAATGCACGCAAACATTTTCGGTTATCAAATTCACACATATGGCTACTTTAGCCTTCCTCTCACGTTTTCGTTTTGCAATTTCCTTGCGTTCCGCCCATGACGGCCGTACCCGTAATTGTATTTCTGCTAACTCGGGGACAGGCTCATCTTCCGTCAATGGGATTGGCTTTTCTGCAATCGGACGCGAGACGCATACAATCGGCTTTGTCTGAACAAAGCCCATGCGTTTTCTACGTTCCTTCGCAGCCTCGGCCATTTCACGCGCCAAACTCATTTCTTTACCTCAAGCGCAGATACAACGTGAATTTTTGTTCCCTCGTCGCTTACCTTTGCAACCTCAATCCGCTGGCAATATCTGTCGTCGTCGCAGATACCCGCCTGCACCAAGGCGTCCTCGTAAGCCTTGATCGTGTTTGAGATATCCATTCTGCATTTACTCGGCAGAAGAATACGCAATCCAAACGGACCCTCAACACGACACGGCTTTTGTTCCTCAATCATAGCCTGTGCTTCACGCGACCATTTCTGATATTTGAAGGAACGCACCCGCACAGCCTTTCCACCTTTGTTAAAGGCTATAAAAAGCTCATTGGTACTGATCGGCGGCGGCATACGCAAAGTCACCCATTGCGCCGTCTCGCGCTGTATTTTGGGTTTTTTGTTTTCAGCCGCGCGCCGCATAGTGCCGCCTAAAACGGGAGATCAATCTGCAAGGCGTTCTGATAAAGCGCCAGTGTTTCTGCCTTCAGCTTTTCACGCGCTCGCTTCTTGTCGTCCATTAGCTGCTTACGGACGATTGACTTGATCGCGTGCGCCTCGTATCCGGTAGAAGACGCCTCTTGAAGGATATCGCGTATATCCTCACTCAGAGTGCGCCGTTGTTCTTCTTTCGACACCAATCTGTCGATAAATTCCTGCAACGCGCCTGCGTCTACACAATTGCTAATCGTCATTATCTGCTCCTTCATGATCTGCTAAAGCCTCAGCGTCCGCACCAGCCATAAAATCAGCCGTGCGAACGAGACGCTTGCCAAGTTCGCTTTTCGCATTAGTCAGCCTTCTTTCGTGCAGTAGGGAATTAAGACCCTTATTTAATTCTGCCTCGTACGCATTACGCAGTTTCTCATACATACTGACGTATAAATCCTTCGGTGGCCTGTAGAGGCAGGACCACATGAGATTATACGGGACGCCATACCTGTTACTGATACGCCGCATTGCGTTTATTCTGTCTCCCGTTCCACGGCTTTCGCGGTGGATCATGGCCTTTATCCATTTTGTGGCTTCTTCAACGGCCTTACTCATTGGCAAGCTCTTTTTGCACTTTCCGCAAACACGCGCATGTCACTGTAAGACATGACACACGATACGGAATGGACGCAGCTAGGGTTGGCTGCTTTACAAATCGTCTCCCGCCTAAAGGCTCCCGACGCCGTGTTTCAGACGCCGGGAGAAGTCAGGGAGGAAACGCAACCGAGGCCCGGCTGCAAAGGCTCCGCGTCTACGCGGAATTCACGAATTCTTCGCTCTCCGTTCCTTTTCATTTTCGACGGCCAATGCGTCAGCCTCGATAAAATCGGGAACTGTAATTCGCCCAAGCAGAATACCGGCGCGCAAATAGGCGCTAATCCTGTCGTTCCGGCTCATGTAGAAGGGTTGGCCTTCAATGGCCTCAGCCATGCGCTGCCAGAGAGGACGAGTCTTAATCGGCGCGTCCACGGTCACAGGCTCAATTCCTTCTTGAGCTTACGGACATGAGACGCGGCGTGTTCCTCGCCATGTTCACACGCGCAGTCGCTGTATTCTGCGACCAGTTCCATTGGCACCCAGAGCGGCACGAGAATGCCCTTGCGCGCGGCTTTAACGAGCGCGGTCTGGTATGCGCCCTCAGCAGCGCGAGGGATTGGCCAGCAGGCTATTTGCGAGGCGCTAATCATGCCGCCTCGGTGCTTTGCGGAGGCGGATATATGTCCGGTCGTATTTCATGGCGCGGCACGCCAGTTACGCGCTCTACGTCAAGCACTCGCCTAACAGGTATTTGGCAACGCAGTCGCCAAGAAGACACCGTGGCAATCGGCACATTGAGGTCGCGCGCAACCTTCGTGAGACCGCCAGCCTTGTCTATAATCTGATCAACCGTATGCATGAGCGCAATATGCAGAATGCATAGCTGCTTGTCAATGCGACATGCATACATTTTTTTGCAATGAACCCAGTTATGGAAGATTCAAACAAAGAAATTCACGAGCGGCTAAAATTGGCTCGCGAAAGACGCGGTTATGCTTCAGCTAAAGAGGCCGCGTCCGCAATGAGCGTAAGTTATCCTACGTACGCCGGACATGAAAACGGCAGTCGGGGCATTAAACGGCAAGATATTGTAAGATATGCGATTTTCTTTGGCGTAACGCCAAACTGGCTTCAATTTGGAGCAACAGTTAATGATCAAAAACCGATCCTACCTCGCAGAGCGCCTGTTGAAGAACTAATTACAAAGGTTCATGCTCCGCTTGGCGCTCGCGATCTTCCCGTCTTTGCGGCCGTCGAAGGCGGAGATGGCGACTTGGTCATTTCAACGGAACCACTTGATTATGTTCAGCGACCTTGGTTTTTAGGCGAGGTCAAGGACGGGTTTGGCGTTATCGTAACCGGCGAAAGCATGTATCCGGCGTACGAGCCGGGTGATACCGCTATTGTAAACCCGCGCCTGCCTTACATGCGTGGCAAAATTCATATTTTTACAGCCGAGTCGGAGAATAGCCATTTTAAGGCAACTATTAAAAAACTAGTCGGCGTTACGGAAACACATTGGAAAGTTGAACAATTTAACCCGCCGCACGTTTTTGAGCTTGACCGTAAAATCTGGACAAACGCTCGCCGGGTTGTTGGCAAATACAACGGGTAATCACAAATATTAGCCTGGCTAGCGTTTTGGGATAATTCCGACAATTTCCCCGGTTTTCGGGTCTATTCTACGCACGTCAGACGCAGCGCCCATTTTTCCTAACTGCTTATTCCGTTCCCGAGCAGCGCGAACCGTGTAAATCAATCCACCCGGTTGCCTGTCAGCGTCCTTGGTCAGATAAGCGCCAACCCGCAATGCTCTCTTATGAATTTTCAGACCTTTTTTTCTCATGTCATGCCTCAGACAAAGTTTGCCCTGCCCGAGTCCCTTGGCTCCCCCAACCTTTGAGGGCGCGGCCAGATAAGCTGGCCTTACCAAGACGGGCACCTAAGACCTGACTTCTCATATCCACCCGTTGCCTTTTATCGGGGGCCAGCCGCCTTGGTCTGAGTATCTCGCCCTCAGAAGGCTATACGTGAATGCCAATTGTTTTTCGGGTTTCTGGTGGTCCTTGTCAGAAGGTTGCCACCGGCTCGGGATACTTTGGTTGGTCAAACACAAGGTTTGATTTTCGCGGTCGAGCTACCAAAGTTTGAAGCCTGATTTTCTTCCCGGTGAAGTCCGGGGGCGACTGCCGCAACTCTGTCCGAAGCTCAGTCGGCACTAAGGCCGGGCTTCTGGCATCTGCCTGCCAGATAAAACGGTAGCAATAAGCGTCTTGCGGCACGCTCGCTTAAAGAAAAGAGGAATAGCCCCCTTTCTTGCTTGTCGTATGCTTATTTTCAGTGTATCGCATACTAATCGCAATCTCTGGTTTTGCGGTCACGGCTCCGGGGCGCTGGTACGCTCGCGGGGCCATTCTTTTTACCACAGGTTATGCTTTTTGCAAATATTATCTTCGTTACGCATTTTCCTGCTTGCCTTAGCATATGCATTATGCATAATAGCCCAATCGGCACCCCGCCGTTGGAGCAACGCCATGATCACTCACTTTCATCAGCACTCACTTCAATACGTGAATGAAGCCGATCTCATTCGGTATGCTTGGTTTGGCTCTTGGGCAGACGACGAGCGCCGTTGCGCGTTCCGTTTAATTGAGCTTGGCAATTTTAGATATTTGGCTTTCAAATCGAGTTTTTTGAACTGAAGATTGGAGCAACGCCAATGTCCCTTTTCTCGGAAGCCCAACTTGTCGCACTGATCGGCGCAGCGCCGTTTCTGGCGCTTAGCCTGATCTGGCTGATCCACGACAGCATTCAGATTGCGCGCGTGATCCGCTCAGAGCGCGCCGCTCGCAACGGGAGGCCGTCATGACCGACATGCTTTTAGCTAAGTCTGGACGCAGCTACGTCACCATTAAAGAGCGCCACGACGGCAAATGCCGCGTCGAGTGCGTCTGGATTGTTGGCTTTGATTTCAACCCAACCGGCGAGCGCGTTGCTGACGCGTTCGTAGCCGACAACATTCGACAGGCCAAGCGTCTAGCCAAAGATTGGCTAGTTGGCGACGGCGACATTGAGTGGAGCCGTATTGGTGCGTTTGGCCACGTTTACGCCGAGCGGAACTTGGAGGCGCGGTCATGATTTTCAACAGTTTCGAATACGAGTTCGAGGAACTCGAAATCTATCCCGGCGTCTACGCTTACGGGATCGCTGATCTTGTCCTGTTCGGCGGCAAGTTCGTTTTGACCGGCTTGTGGACCGGCAACTGTCCCAAGTCCAAAGGCATGACGGTGCGCGGCTCAGACGATCCGATCTGGAAGCTGATCGAGGCCGCGCTGCTCAAGACGCCGGAATACCTCATGGACGCTTATGAGCGCGATCAGGAACGCCAGCGCGAGGCTAATCGCGAGGCAGAACGCGCTTACGCATACGAGGATTAGGCCATGCAGTATCTTGGCTTATTCCTGCTTGGTTTTGCAGAACCAGCAATCCAATTCGTCGCAGCAGCGACAGCGTTTTCCTACATTTATCTGGAGTTCAACAATGAAAACCAGTGAGCAGATTAACGAGATTGCGGCTGCGCTTGCAAAGGCGCAAGCTGAGATCAAGAACCCGCACAAAGACAGTATTAACCCGCACTTTAAATCGCGATACGTTGATCTTGCCTCGGGTATCGACGCCGTGCGTGCGGTTCTATCGAAAAACGGCATATCAATTATTCAAGCTCCTACTGTTGAGAACCTGTTTATCACTCTTGAAACCCGCCTGGCGCATTCATCCGGTCAGTGGATTAGCTGCACCTATCCCGTGATCCAGTTCCCTGCAAAGCAACAGGAAATCGGCTCGGCAATCACGTATGCCCGTCGATACAGCCTGTTTGGTCTGGTCGGGATCGCGGGTGACGACGACGACGACGGTAACGAGGCGTCCAAGCGCGAGACTGCGCCGCCTGCAAAGCAAGCGCCTAAACCCACGATAGGCTTGCCGGAAAGCAAGGTTGTTTACGACGCGCTGGCTCAGTCTTTGATTATGGCTCAGACCGTTCAGGAAGCTGATCAGTGGATGGCGGATAATCTGGAAGCCATTAACGGCTTGCACGACGACCATAAGGCCATGCTGCGCCGGTCTATTAAAGATATCCGTCAATCGCTTGCGAAGGCCGCGTAACATGCAACAGAGAACGCCGGAATGGTTTACCGATCGACTTGGCAAAGCAACGGCCTCGCGGGTGCCGGATATCATTGCAAAGACGCAAACCGGATGGGGCGTGTCCCGCGCAAAATATCGCACACAGCTTGTGACGGAGCGCTTAACCGGCGTTGCAATGCCCGGCTTTACTAATGCATCAATCCAGTGGGGAACAGAGACAGAGCCGCACGCGCGCAGCGCATACGCGCAGATCAAAGGGTTTTCGGTCGAGGAAGTAGGATTTATTCCGCATCCATTGATCGCAATGTCTGGCGCGTCACCGGACGGACTGATTGTTGATCAGCCAGGGCTGGTAGAAATTAAATGCCCGGAGACAAGCACACATATTGACACGCTTCTTAGCGGAAAAGTTCCCGGCAAATACATGACGCAAATGCTTTGGCAGATGGCTTGCACGGGAAGGCAATGGTGCGATTACGTTTCTTTTGATCCGCGCTTGCCGGAAAATATGCAGCTATTCATCCGCCGCGTGGATCGCGACAGCAAGGTGATCGCCCAGCTTGAGGAAATGGTGGAAGAGTTTTTGAATGAGGTAGACAAGCAAGTCAAAGCATTAAACGAAATAAGAAAGGAAGCAGCGTAATGATTAAACGGCCAGACAAAATGTTTGGACCTGCCGGTGTTGAGACAAACGGCGAATGGAAAATCTCGTGCGTCGCTAGAGGAAGGCTTTGCACATTTTTAATCGGTGATCACTGTTGCCATGTCAAACCGTCTCAAAAGATCGCGGACACAGACAACACGCCAGAATGGTGTGAAATGCGGGAAGACATTGCGAATGAAATACAGAGACTGAAAAAGGGAGCAGCGTAATGGCTAATCACTTCGAATTGTTAACCGCACGTCCGGGTAAGGAAGGCAAGGTTTGGTGGTCGCGTATCGGGACTATGTTTCCTTCTAAAGACGGCAGCGGCTACAGCATTATTCTGGACGCCTACCCGCTGCCAGACAAAGAAGGTCGCGTCTCTTGTATTGCGCGCGAGCCAAAGCCGCGTGAGCAACCGGCTCAGTCGGGTGGATATGCGGGAAATCTCAGCCACCAGCTAGACGACGATGTTCCGTTTATTATGGAGTGGCGGTGATGCAATGGGTTCCGATTAATACAGAACTGGAACGCAAGCGCGCTCACGGATGGATAGATCGCGCGCCGCCGGGAACAAAAATTGCGTTTCGTAAGGCCGATACGCGGTCGCTGGATCAGAACTCGCTCATGTGGTCACGACTGACGGAATTATCCCGTCAGGTTGAGTGGTATGGCCAGAAGCTGTCTGCCGAGGATTGGAAAGACATGCTGACGGCAAGTCTGCGTAAGGCTGTAGCGGTTCCCGGCATAGACGGCGGGTTTGTCGTCCTCGGTCTGCACACCAGCACAATGACGAAAGCGGAAATGGCTGATCTACTCACGTTAATGGAAGCCTTCGCCGCAGAACGCGGAGTTGTGTTTTCTGATCAGGTTCAGGCTGCGTAATGGCTCGGCAGGAGTTCCCGCGCGCTGTGAAGGTGGCCGCGATCAAGCGCGCCACCGTCAACGGACAGGTTTACTTTAAAATTGAGGTAAAGCAATGACACTGTGCAATTGCTTTGAATGCGGAAAAACATTTGAACGCTATAGAATTAGCGCAAAACGTGCTGCCAATCCGCAGTTTTGCTCCAAAACTTGTCAAGCAGCAACAAGAAATAAAAGAGCAAAAGAAAATATTACGAAAAGATTTTATGAGCGCGTTAATGTTGGCTTGCCGCATGAATGTTGGGAATGGAAAGCCAGAAGAGATTTAAATGGATATGGCTTGATTGATATTGGAGGAAGGCCAAATTTGGCTCATCGAGTGTCTTTTTTCATAACTTATGGCTATGAATGCGAAAACGTGTGCCATGCTTGCGATAATCCGCCGTGTTGCAATCCAAAACATCTTTGGGCGGGAAATCCGAAATTAAACGTGACAGACATGGTTTTAAAAGGTCGCTGGCGTGGCGGACCGCCATTGCGCGGCTCTTTAAATCCAGCATCAAAACTTACCGAACAACAGGTAATTTTAATTATTAATTCAACAGAAAGCTACAAGAAGCTCAGCGAGAAATTCAACGTATCTACTACAGCAATTCGGCATATTAAGACGCGACAAAATTGGAAATATTTGAAGGCGAGCTAAATGGCAAGGCGCGAGTTTCCAAAATCAATTAAAGTGCAAATAGTAAAACGCGCCATGCAAAATAACGGCGTTGTTTATTGTGAAACATGTGGGCAGCAGACAAAACAATATGAAATTGACCACAAAATACCGGATGCGATGGGAGGCGAGCCAATTGCGTCAAATGCAGTTCTCATGTGCAAAAGTTGCCACAAGGAAAAAACGCGCGCTGACGTTGGTGCTATCGCGAAAGCAAAGAGGGTTGAAGCTCGCAATCTTGGCATACGCAAAAGCGGCAAAGGCTTCCCGCGACGCGAAAAGGAAAAGCTGGAACTGACAAAGGTCGTATCACGACGGCCAATGTATGAGGAAATCAATGGCTGAGCGGATACAGGCCAAAGACGCTGCAAGCATTCTTGGCATTTCAGCCGGGAATGTCATAGCCTTGGCATGTCGGGGAGAATTACCCGGCTCAGCAAAAATCGGCGGTCGCTGGACCTTCGACGAGAAGAAAATCCGCGACTTTATAGCCGAGAGGGAGGCGGAATGTCTGACCAAAATCTCTATCAGAGAGCGGGCATATACTGGCTGCGCGCCACCGTTAACGGCGTCGAATGCCGAGAAAGCCTACACACAGACGATATTAAAGATGCGCGGAAAGCACGGGACAAACGCCTCAACGAGCTTAAAGCAGCGCGCAAACGCGGTCAGGCCCGGAAATCGTGGCTAGAGGCCGTGGCGGAATGGTTTGCACACGCCGAGGATCAGATCGCAGCCTCAACCGCTATGAGATATGCCGTGTCCCTTGAACAGGCTAAACCCTACCTGTCCCGCTACAGCGTGGATCAGATCGACGGTCAGGTGATAGCCGGTTACATGACGGCTCGGCGGAAGACGGGAGCCAGCGCGGCCACGATCCGGCGCGATCTGACGGCTATTAGCCGGGTGCTGGAATATGCGGAGGCTATGGGTTGGAGAGAGGGAAACCCTACCCTGTCCAAACGCCGTTTGCTGCGCGAGAGGCGCGATCCTATCGTCCTTCCCGAGATCAGAAACATAGAGGCCATTATAGAAGCCGCCGGGCCGCGTATGGGCGCTATGATCCGGGCTGCTTGGCTTACCGGCTGTCGTCAGGGCGAGTTAGTCACGGCAAAATGGACCGGCTTCAATGATAAGGCCAGAACCCTTGAGGTAATTGGGAAAGGCAACAAGCGGCGGGTGATTACCCTATCCATAGACGCATCGCGGCACATTTCGAGCCAGCCGCATACCCTCGGTAGCGATCTAATATTCTGTCAGGCCAATGGCGAGCCATTCCGGCAGGCCGCGTCGGACTTCACCCACCATAGGCGGAAAGTAGCCTCTCAATCGGCCAGAAAAGGCCGTCCGTTTGTTCCGTTCCGTTTCCACGATCTGAGGCACCTGTTCGCCGTCGAGGCGCTACAGGCGGGCATGAGCATCTACGATTTACAGCACCACCTCGGCCATACCTCGGTCAAGACGACGGAAATTTATCTTGAGTTCCTGACGACGGAGCAGAAAGCCGTCGCGAAAGCCGGGTCGGCACAATTTGTCGGCACAGCAAAACATAGGTAATTGATTATGCTAGCATTAAGGCTGATATTTACGGGTCTTGAAAACCGCCGTGGGGGCAACTCCACCGTGGGTTCGAACCCCACCCCTTCCGCCATACATCAAACACTTGCAGCCGCTTTTAGCCTGTGGATAAATCGGGCCAGTTCTGCAAATATCCCGGCACAATTAGGTCCGACTCGGCACAGAACTCGGCACAGTCGTTTCCCGCTTTGTTCCGGGAGGCGCGCATGAACCCGCAACAATTTTTATCCGAGGCGTCCGCTATCATTGGCGAGCGTGGCCTAGACTATGGCGGGATAGAAGACAATTTTGAGAACGTGGCGCGGATTGCAAACGCAATTTTAGGCCGTGCGCTGACCGCTCATGACGTTGCGATCATTATGGCCTCGGTCAAGCTGGCGCGTATGCGGACAAGTCCGGCTAAGCGGGACAATTATCTCGACTGCGTGAATTACCTCGCCTTTGCCGCCGAGATTAAAAAATGACGGCATACGAGAAAATCAAAAAGCGCTGCGCTGAAGACCCTGAGTTTCGCGCTCGCTACCTCGCAATGAAGGCGAAGAACAATCAAGCCGTGCGGGATCGCGCCAAGGCGAAAATGACGCCTGAACAGATTGAAGAACGCCGCAAGCGGAATGAGGAAAAACGCATTGCAGCGGTAAAGGCGGCGCATGAGCGCAAGTATGGGTCAAAACCAAAACAGGAAAGACGTTCTGATCTGCCGGGGTGGAAGAAAGACAAACCGGGTCGGATCGTATCGCTCTGCGGTTGGAATGGGTGGGGATGATGCTGCGCTGGGTCTACTGGATAATCGCCATCCTGACCGCGCTGATATGGGCGGCGGTGCTGACGTTTACGAAAGATGGGGGAGCGGGATGAACTATTCAGAAGAAAGGCTGGCGCTTGTAAGGCGTATCGTAAAGATTTTATCGCCAAAAGCAGAGCCTACAGACGAGCAACTGAAGCGTATGCTGTGGCTTAATGAGTTGCGGAAAACGAAAAAGCATAAGGTTATTCTGAAGGGAGAGAAGGATGACTGAACAGGAACGCGAAGAACTGATTGAGAAGATGGCGAAGGCTGCGTGGGAGAGCGATGGAGTGTTGAACTGGGAAGGGGTAGAATTTGGTCGCAAAATTTATTTACTCGAAGCCCGCGCCGCACTCGCAGTCGCTGAGCCGGTGATACGGGAGCAGGCGGACAACGCCCTGCGCGAAGAAAACGCGCGGCTTCGGGCGGTTATTCAATTTATATTGGATAATCAAATTTCCGAGCGCAGAAGCGAACACATAGATTGCGTGATTATTCACGGTGAGCCTATACGCGCCGCTCGCGCCGCTATTCTGGGAAAAGTTAAAGCCGAGGCCGCTTGTCCAGCGCCTGACGAAGCTCCTTAATCTCGTCGCGCAGCGCTTCAATCTCGTCGGTCAAATCCTTGACGCGAGCTTCATAGCCGTCAATGAGCGCCTGAAAATGCCGGGTCATGCTGTCTAGTTTAGCCGCCGCTGCGTCCGCTTCCAGTTTCGCCGTCTCAGCCGCAGCCTTTTTCCGGCCAGCCCAAAATCCAATTAGGCCAACCGGAGCAGACAGAGCAGCGCCGTATTCCTTGAGTGCTTCCAGAAATTTCTGCGCTTCTTCCGTCACTTTTGCACCCATCCGCATTTCAGAGCCACGCCAACCGCGTTGTGTTCGCGGATTTGTGCAATCGTCGGTTTCGTATCGTGTCGGCTGTAATATATCGCTTTTGCCGTCGCGCAGAAGGACGCCGTATCAGTCGCGGAGAAACGGGTCTCGCTCGTCGATTGACACGCTGCGAGCGTTAGCAGCCCGCACAGCTTCACGAGCCGCAACGGCAATCTGAGCGTCCCGGACCTGATTGTTGAGCGCATCAAGCTTTTCCTGAACACGGCCAGCGTCCACTAGCTGACGGGCATACAGCCATTCAAAGAGCTTACCAGCGGCCGTGAATAGACCGCTGATAGCCGTGAGGATTGCGACAATCACGAGCGGGTTCCGCCGGTCACGTTAAAGTCCTTCGCGAAGATAAGACCGACGCCAAGCATCGCGCGCTGAAGCTCCGGCCAGTCAATGGTCTTCGTCTGCCAGATATTAAACAGCACGGTGACAAGCGTCAGGATGCCGGGAATGGTCGTCATCCAGTTGCTGAGAATGGTGGGCATATTAAACACTCCTGCATTGTGTGTAGCCGGGACGGATTTCACTACACACAACCGGCCTTGTGTGTTGCTGGGTATTCGAAAAACCTGCGCCTTCGACCGCGCAGCCTGTCAGCAAGAACGCCACTCCAAAGAGGCATACGGTGAACAGGGAAGCGACAAGCAGAAAGCGTAGGGTTTCGGTCATCGGGTGTCGACCCAGTGAATGGCGAGCATGATTAGGCACACCAGCAGCGCGCCGCCGGTCGCGATGGCGTTAAGGACGGTAATCATGCGAGCTTAGTCGGCGGTTGCTTGCCAGCACGAAGCTGAGCCAGCGTCAGACCGCCGGTCCATTGAAAGTGAGGATTGTCTTTACTTTTGCGCATTTTTTTGTATCTTTCTGATATGCCTAGAAACTACAGAAAATCATCTATTGAAGGATTTCGCATTTGTAACAGATGCGAAAACGAGCTTCCGGCAACGGAACAATATTTTGGAATAGATAAAGGTCGTGCGCTTGGAATTGCGTACGAATGTCGGGAATGCCATAAAAAAAGATGTGTTGGCAGAGATAAGCGTTTAAAACGTTGGCTTTCTATGACGGATGAGCAAAAGCAAAAAAAGAAAATTGCTCAACAGAAATACGCAAAAACTACTATGGGCAGAGCTATATTTTTGCGCAAAGCATACGAGCGTATTGATGCTTGCGATATGTCCACAAAAGAAGTTGCTCAACTTATTTCAAAATCATGCTTTTATTGCGATACGGTTGATTACCCAAGAGGGCTAGATAGAATTGACAACAATTTGCCTCACGTAGCTGCAAATGTTGTTCCTTGTTGCGCAGCGTGTAATTTTGCAAGAGGCGACCGACTGACTGTTGAAGAAATGAAAATTGTCGGACAAGCCATAAAAACAATTTACGCGCTGCGCAAACAAGCTGTTAAGCATTCATCTTTGGAACTTTCCCCGCCCGCAACTGAGCCAAAGTAAGCCCCCCTGTCCATTGGAAGTGAGGCATTTCTCGAAATTTTACCCAATCACCGGCCCACTCAAGTCCGACGCCCTTGCCGATTGCGCCAAGCCTGCGGAACGTCCGCAAATCGTTCCACATCGCTTTGCCGTTCACGATAGGCACGACATCGAATGCGAGGCGATAATTGTGCCACGACTGACCGGCGCGAGCGTTTGTTACAATGCGGCCCGGCTTTGTCCTGCCCTGCGCGTAAAGCGAGTTTTGGCTTTCGCCGTCGCGATAGGTGGACGTGACAAGAACGTCGATGCCTTCCTTCTTCGCGGCAGTAATGAACTTTTTAGCCATATCCTGAACGACAGGGTGAAGGTCGGAGAGGTTGCGTGAGTTAATCATTGGAACAGCATTCCCCTATGCAGAAAAAAGCCTAGCTCGATGAGCAAGCGGCAAAGAAAAAGGGCCGCGCCAATGAGGCACAGCCCTTGAATAAACTTTATGTCGTCCTCTGGCACCGTTTTTTATTCATAAAATATGTTAAACGTGCCGGACGCAAACGCGCGGCCCAAAACACCGCCAATACGTAAGCTCGCCAAAGTTGACGCTGTTGTCTTGGCTGACTGTAATATGCTTATGTTTGTGACGCCGCTGCCGCCGATCTGACCTGTAGCAACCCAAGTGTTTGACGTTATGTTTGATATTACGAGGGTTCCAGAAAATACAAATTGAGTTCCCATATTAAAAGTAAAACCAGTAGTTGATGAAGACGCGCCGCCACCGTTCAAGGTGTAACCGTAGGACGTGTAGCCGGTATTTTCAAAAGTAGAAGGGCCGGTGCCAGCCAAAACATATAGTGTATCGCCGGGAGAAACAAACGAGGTATTAGATATCAAGAGAGTTATTCGTTTTACCCAAGAAGGAAT